TTCTTTTAGAATGGGGTAATAGTCTTTATACAGATGATGGAATAAATAAAAAAGTTGTTGCAAATACTGTTATTGAAGATGAATTTTTTAAACATGAAGGTCAAAGATCATATTTAGATTTTTTAGGACTTTCTGAGGGTACTACTGTTATTGAAAAATACAGAATTAAATACTCAGGAAACTATGATGGGATGTTAGCTATAATATCTAACTTTAGTTGGACATTTAACCCTGATGGTTCTTATGATATTGATGTAACTTTAATCAGTTTAGGTGATGTAATTGAATCTCTTAAAACAAATCTTTCTATTAATTCTTCTTATAGAGATTATGTTAAAAAATTTAATGCTAGTAATCCAAATAACATAATAGAAAAAGACAAAGATATAAATAGCATTAGTCTTATGCTTTATTTGTTTACTATTACCGATACTTATGAAAATATAACTACGACACTAGCTTATAATTTTGGTAAAAAATTAATAGGTAATTTTAAAAGAAAAGGGGGATCTGTTTTAACCCCTGTAAAAAGTGCTTCCTATAAATTTTGGTCTACTTCACACCCATCAGCTGAAACTCCTCCAACTGTTACATATAATAATGTAGGTGATCCTGATCAATTAGCTGATAATGAATTAGTTGCTAGGTTCAATAAAATATACCCAAGTGTAGGACCAAGCCCTACTTTTGATCCTGGAAATGGTTGGGTTATTCTGGGAAAAAGCACAACTAGAAGATTTATTAGATATGCTCCTCCTGGTGAATTTTTAGAAATATCTTATAAAAGAACAGCTATAGATTATGATGAACCTATAGATAATCCAAATGCACAAGCTCCATATCATGCTGCTTTTGTAATAAATTCTCCAACCCCAAATCATTATTTAAGATTCGATTATCTTTTACAGTTTATTCAAGAAAATATAATTCCTGAGATTGTTGCTAAAGATAATAATGCTTCTTTATTTAATATAGATTATGATCGTTTTGGAAGCTTCATGTATACTATTCCTAATCAAATTTCTTTAGATCCTAGAGTATGTTTAATTAGAAATGACCACTTTAAAAAAAATTCAGATCCAACTAAAGGTGAAGCTAAGGTACTTAGTGAAATAAGTCCATTTACTTTTAAAGATAATGGAAAAAGTAATGTCAATGCTGCCTATCCTTTAAATATTTATCTTAATTTTAGTTTTATTTTAGATTCGTTAAAAAATAACCAAAATGATAGGGGAGATGTAAATTTATATGGTTTTATATCTACTATATGTACTGGACTAAATAAAGCCCTAGGAGGAATTAATAATCTTGAACCAGTAATTGATAAGGATACTAATATTTTAAAAATAATAGATTCTACTCCTATTCCTGGTATAACGGCTGTTGATAATAGTTCTTATGAATTAATGTTATATGGATATGAAGGATCTAATTTTAATACTAATTATAATTCATTTATAAAATATGAATCTAATTTTATTCGCAATATAGACCTTAAAACAACCATTACTCCCGAGTATGCTACAATGGTTACTGTTGGAGCTACAGCTAATGGTTATGTTAAAGGAACAGAAGCTACAGCATTTTCAGTTTGGAATAGAGGTTTAAAAGATAGATTTAAAAATGAATTAGTTTCCCCACAATTATCAACAACTGCTCCTCCTAATGAAGCTGAAATAAATTATGTAAATGATTTTTTAATTCACCCTACTGCTTGTTATGGATATAATGGAAATCTAATAACTGAACCCTCATTCCCAGCACCAGCAAATATAGGAGAAATTAGCCCTGATATAATTGAAAAAAATTTATCTACAGTAACTGAATTCTATAAATACATAATGGCAAAAAAATCACAAACAAGCCATCAAGCAGGAACTGTAGGATTTATTCCTTTTAAACTTGGAATAACCATGGATGGAATTTCAGGTATTAAAATTTATAATAAATTAAATGTAAACTCTAAATTTTTACCCCTCAGATATGGTAGTACTTTAAATTTTATTATTACTGGGGTAAATCATAGATTGCAAAATAATGATTGGGAAACTGAATTAAATACTATTGTAATTCCTAAAACTAGTCAAATAAACGATTTTAATATAGATTATGCCTCAATCCCTACAGGAGGAAATAATATAAGTAATCCATTTGTAGAAGGAACCACTTATGGAGTAGTAGGATTCTCAGCAGTAAGTCCTGTATTATTTCCTGATGCTAAAGATAAAGATGCAATTGAATATCTTAGAGGAGGAACTTTTGGTGGCACCCCAGTAATTCAAGCTGGTACTTCTGCTTATGATACTGATAATATTAGAGAAAGAATTTGTATTATTGCACTTTCCTATATAGGACAACGCGAATATGATGATAATAAAATTGCAGACCCTGTCTTCTTAAGTAAACTCCAAGGAGTAGGATTCTCAGAAGGCCAGATGTGGTGTGGTTATTTCCAAAAATTAGTTTGGAAAGAAGCATATACTACAGGTAATGCTGTACTTACTCAAGCAAATAATACTATTAAATCTCTTTGGAATAGTAAAGCCAAAAAAATCCCATCTTCTGCCCCTGTAAATGAAGAACCATCCAGCAAAACTTATTCTAAGTGGTGGCCTCCATTAAAAGACAAAACAAAAAATGGAGTCCGGGCTGGAGACTTAATTGTTTATAAATCAGGACATGGAGCAGTAGTTGTCAGAGTAAATAAAGATTCAGCAGGTAACCCCATTTCAGTAAATACTGTAGAAGGTAATTATAGTACATTTGTTACATATGTCAGAAATGTATCTTTTACAGATGTTAAAGGATTTGCCTCTGTTGTAGAATAATATAATAAATTAAAAATATAAATGTATTTTCCTAAATCTCAAGTAAAACCTAATTTATACACTAATGGTGGAGAATATATTCTTTCAACAACAAAAGAAGAATATAAAGGATATTACTATAAAATTTCCACAGGGCAATTATATACTGGAAGAAACCCTAAAGAACAATCTTCAATATTATTAGAACCATATGCTCCATTAGATGCCCCTAATCCAACTCAAAATTTTTTATATAATTTAAATCCTATCTCTCTTCCTATAGCTCCGGTAACTCAACTTTCTCCTACTTCTGGAGAATATGTAACAAATCCTAATCTTCCTGTAAATTCTGGTTTATATAGTAAATACCCAAAATTGAATGAATTTGAAAATCGTTTAATTCCTCAATTTAATCCAAATCCCCCAACTCAACAAGAAAAAACAAATGGCCAATATACAAGATATTTCTGCAAACGAAATAATGAGTTGAAATATATTGAAATTGATCTAAATACGTTTACATTATTATCTACCCAATCACCTCAAATGGCATGGGATTTATATACCCCTGCTTCTATACTATGGCAGATTCAAGGTGATAAAAATGCGGTATATGCTTCAAATCAATCTTCTGCTTATGCTATTGAAAAAAAATTACAATGGTATGGGTTTCCTCAATACTTTCAAGGTCAATTTTTAAAATATTACTTGGGTTCCTAAAAATATGTTAGTATCTTTACAGCATGTACTGGCTGATAGAAGATCCTAAACATATTGAATTACTCGCAAGTTTAAAACATGAAATAGCTTATGTTGAGGTAATACCCAACTCACATAATTTACACGCTGTTGAAAACGATGTGTGTGCTTTATATGTTCATCCAGAAAATGATACAAAAGGATATATCATTCCAATAAACCATAGCGAAACAATAAATGCAACGATAGAGGATTGTTTAAAAGTATTAAACAGTATAAAATACATTTATGTGAGGGATAGAAAAGAGTTTTTACATTATTTTGCTCTTAAGCATTGCTGCCAACCATCACCCTCCCCACATACGTATATACCTCAATTAACAACAGCTCATACGCAGTTATATAGTAGATACCCGCAAGTACCTAACTTAAACACTATTGTACCGATTGTAAAACATTATGAGGTATGTGAGCAAAACTTTGCAAATTACGAGAAAATAAGATTTAATTCGTTTTACAATAAGGCGGCATTGGTGTTTAATCAACTAGAACGAGCGGGTATAAAAGTGGATCCAATATTATTCGAGGAGTACTTCGATAAACAACCAAACGAATTTATATACACGCAATATAACCTAAATACATTAACAACACGCCCATCAAATACATTTAATCATATTAATTTTTCAGCCCTAAATAAAGAAAATGGAGAACGAAAATGTTTTATACCGCGTAATGATAAGTTTATTGAAATGGATATTTCTGCTTATCACCCTACCCTTTTGGCTCATTTACTTGATTTCAATTTTGATAGCTCTGACATTCATGGGGAGTTTGCTAGGATGTATGATGTTGATTACGCCAAAGCAAAAGAGATCACGTTTAAGCAAATTTATGGCGGAGTTTGGAAGGAGTATCAAAATTTGGAATTCTTTAAACGAGTAATAGCATATACGGACGATTTGTGGGATTCATTTAATTATGGGGGACATGTTAAATGCCCAATTTCAGATTATAAGTTTTACAACAACGAACTGGAGAATATGAATCCACAAAAGTTATTGAATTACGTGTTACAAAACTTGGAGACCGCAAATAACGTTAATATATTATATGATATTTTCAAAATATTACGAGGGAAAAAGACTAAACTCGTGTTATATGTGTATGATTCATTTTTATTTGATTATGATAAAGATGAACCTGACGTAATGCTTCAAGTATTGGGAATATTTAATAAGTACAATTTACAAGTTAAAACAAAAGATGGTAAAAATTACCATGAAATTAAATAAAAGTTATGTATAATACTTTGGAACAACCTCGTCATATGTATAATCAATTCGATTATGATTTTACATTTGATAATTTATTGATGAACAATAGACTGTTTTGTACTTTTACCGCGATTGAGGATTTAGAGACGTTGGTTGATGAACTATCAAGACGCTATTCCATCATGTATAATAAAATGTTTGTATTACATGTTAAAAGTAATAACGAATATGTTATTACATATAACGTTGATCAAGGTAATGTTAACGATATCCCCGATAATACTATTCTAGTACATAGAAAAAAAGAATCAAACACATTATATACCATTAATGCTCTAAATGAGTTAATTAAAAAATTAAATGGTGGTGTAGTTGATACAAACTTTACAGTAAACTGGCAACACTACAGAAATTGTATCTTGTTAACTCAGCACAATGAAATTAAACAATTGAATACAAAGATTTTCAAGATAGTTGAAATATAGTTTGGCTTACTGAATAAAGGTTATTATATTTAAGTTGTAAACAATAAAATAGTTATATTTATGAATCTAGATGCAATCAAGAAGAAACTTGAGTCAATGCAAAAACAACCCTCATCAGGTGGTGGCTCAAACAACCAAACAAAGCGCTTTAAGCCGCAAGTTGGTAAACAAACGGTTCGTGTTGTTCCATTCAAATACAACAAAGAGTTTCCATTTACGGAAATGAAATTCTACTATGGTATTGGTAGTAAAAAGGTAATTGCCTCTCCTTTGAATTGGGGTGAGAAAGATCCAATTGCAGAATTTGCAAAACAACTTCGTGGTACAAACGATAAAGAAAACTGGCGTTTGGCTAAAAAATTAGATCCGAAAGTTCGTATCTTTGCTCCTGTAATTGTTCGTGGACAAGAATCTGAAGGTGTTCACTTGTGGGAATTTGGTAAAGAAATTTACGAGGCATTCTTGCAAATGGCTGCTGACGAAGAAGTAGGCGATTTTACAGACATCATGACTGGTCGTGATATCAAATTGGTTACTGTAGGTCCTGAATCAACAGGTACTGTCTATAACAAGACAACAATTCAACCATCTATGAAAACATCTGTTTTATCTGAAGATGATAAAGAATTGGAATTGTGGTTAGATGATCAAGTTAATCCAAAAGACATTTATAAAATGTTACCTTTTGATGAAATTAAAGCTGCACTTCAAGAATGGTTAAACCCTGAAGAACCAGCAGAAGAAGAATTCCCATCAGATGGCCTATTAGTAGTAGAAGAAAAGGAAGAAAAACCTGAATCAAATTACAGCTTATCCGCTAAACCAGCATCTAAAAAATCTAAAGCAGATCAGTTTGATGATTTGTTTGAAGATGATGATGATTCACCATTTTAATTAAGTAAAATAAGTTATGGCTAAACGAAAATCGCTAACTGAGGCGGCGGATAGAGAACTGAAAACCGCCTTCAGTTTAGATAAATTTAAAGCAAATAAAGGTCTAGCATCAAATGTTAAATTTAAAGAGCAAAGATGGATACCATTCTCCCCAGCTCTACAAGAAGCATTATCTATTCCTGGTATTCCTATGGGCCATAATTCAATGGTTCGAGGAAAATCAAATACAGGAAAATCTACTATGACCATTGAAGTAGCAGTTAATGCTCAAAAAATGGGAGTTTTACCTGTATTGATTATTACTGAAATGAAACATGATTGGAATCACTGGAGAACAATGGGTTTCGAAATGGAAGATGTAGT